TAATCACAATTAATCACCAAACATACTTACTGCTTCGCCAGTTTCAGGATTAACGAACTCACTGGCAGGGTCAGGATCGATGTCAAGGGCTTCGGAATTTGCATTATTAGCGATTGTTTCTGCTACATCTGATTGAACATCGATGGTTTCACCTTCGAAATCAGGGGTGAGCTCGCCGTTATTATCACGAATGACGGCTCCATCTACAGAGATTGCATTAGCCATGTTCTGCATTTCGACTGATAGAATGCCATATTTACTTAACAAACGTTTGAGTACTGTTTTGATGGCCATTGCGTCAAAGTCAGTTTTCCAAAGACCAGAGCCCCTTTTGTATGTTTGGGAATACTTTATAGCGTGGGCTTCAGCATCTTCTTTAGACATATATAAATACTTTTCAAAGCCATTAATGAGTTTGAAATAAGCGATGTAGCCGACTACATTATCACCAGTTCGCTCACCTAATTCGAATTCGCCTGTGAGTTTGTTATGGTGTTTAATTTCGCCTTCGTAGATTTCACTAGCATTAATAGTCTTATATTGACCTGTGCGCATGGCCAACTGGATATACCCTTTGTATCCCATTTGAAATTGAGCTTCATTAATTTTCTTTTTACTGTTGTAGAAAGGAACAATATAGGCAAACCCCAAGTTTTGATTAATCGGAAGATCCAAAGTGGCTGCCATCACGCCTGCAGTAATAACTGTAGTAGGGTCTGCTTTTGATAAAAGTTCATTATTGTTAGATACAGAAATCAAGCTGGACACAAAGGCCGCTGATTTTTTACCCAAGATTTCATTAAAACGTTTCTTTACCGACTCGCTAGACACCAGAGTTTTAAGCGATGGTGTTTGAGTTTGTGCTTTTGTTACTTCACCCATTATGTACCTCCTATGCTACGTCTTCACATACAGCGTGGATGTTTAATTTAGTTAAGATGCTATGAATTTCTAAGCGGCCTTTTTGTGTCCACTTAGTCGTGATTTTTGAATCTAAGCGACCATCACTTCTACAGAATGTAAAAGTTTCTGATTTAGTAAAACCTTTAGCCATATGTTGCTTGTACAGAATCCATTGATCACCGACCTTACGTTGTAGACCAGCTTCATGCAAAATTTTATTTAACTCTTGAGCACTAAGGCCATAGTCAGCTGCGATTTGAGTAATCGCTAAACAGGATTTACTTGAGAGAATTTTATCTACGTAATCCTTAACCGGTTTAAACTCCGCAATCTGCTGTTCTTGTTGTGCTACAATGGCTTTCGTTGCATTATGTGATTCTACCTCATCGGCATATGCTCTAAGAGCTTCAGGCAATGTCTTTGGAATAGTTAAAGAATATGATCCCGTCTTGCGGAGTTCAGGAAGCACTTCGCTAGTAACCCACCGCTTAAATTGTTTTGCATTCGTAAGCTTAGAGCCAAACACTAAAGCATATACTCCGGATTCATTTATTACAGTCATATTTCGAGCTTGACCTGAGGTGGTGATTCGCCATGTCAGCTTATCCTCCTCATCAACATGTGCTTTTAATGCGTTGACAGTATCTTTATATCCCAACGCTTCGGCAATATCTTTGCCGGCAAAGTAAATGTCATCATCTTTAATCACAGTTCGAATTTCACCAAATTCTGAATTATTAAATACTTTCATTATTTCGTTCATACTTACACCTCCTTAACCACCAATTGTGGTTCTGATTCATCAACGATCAACTTAATCGTTTGACTATTAACTGGAACGAATTCAGTTACTGCTTCTGCATTATCGATGAATACCGGAGCATTCACTTTGTAATAACTTGTTAATGCATTAATGATATCTAACCCTACATTAATGCGTGCTGCGTTATTCATGCTCCGATATGGAACTCCTTTATAGGTAGTTTCACAACATTCTTCTACATTGCCATTCAACATAACATTAAACATTTTGAACCGAGCTAATTTAAATCTTGAATTAATGTTTTCTTCCAGCATATTAACCTTTGCTTTAATGAATTCATCCATTAAGAAGGACGCTTCATCAAGTGCGTTCTTTTCTGCTACTAATTTTTGTTGTTGATTTTCTAACTCAAGGATTCGATGATTAATATCATCAATAAGCTTAAATTTATTTAACTCAGTCTCAAGCCCTGCTTTTTTAGACTTCATAGAGCTCAACTCTTCGTCGAGTTTAGTAAGTTCTTCAGTATCAGCTCCTGGCTCATCGTCAATCTCTAGTAAGAATAATTGAGCCTTCAAATCAGCATAGACTGGATCGTCTTCAAGATTAGGCTCAGAGTATGCCTCATATTCTTTAAACTTAACATTGTAAGCATCATAATATTGAGATGCCTCAGTAGTTAAACTATCAATCTTTGACACCATAATTTCTTGTTGCTCTTCGTAGTTTCCTTTAAGCTTTACTGCACTTTCAATAAGCCCTTTCCACTCCTCAAGCTTCTTAGATTTATTAGTGTTAAATTCTGCCTCGAGTACTGCTTGCTTATCAGCGGGTAGTGCTTGTCCACAAGTAGGGCAAGATTCTTTATTGAATTGTTGTGCGCTAAACGTATCAAATTCAGATTGTAATGTTGCAATGCGTTTAGACTCACGCTCAATTTCTTTGTTAAGTTCGTCTCGTCTATCAACACATCTATCTCTGTCTACTTCCACCATTTTTAGTTTGGTTAAAGAGGCTTCATATTCACCGCGTAGGTGTTGTTTTTGTTTGTGATAGTCGGATAGTACTTTAGAGCTTTGAGCCTCTAACTGGCGGTTAATATCGCGGATTTTAGATTCCTTTTCAGCAGAACTAAACCCGTTTTGAATAATTGCTTTTTGCTTTTCAACTTCATCTATACCAGCGGATAAGGTTTCAATATCACGGATGAGTTTTGCTTTATCAGATACAGTTTCAGGCTTGTTACGAACAGCTTCATCAATACGAATTGGAATCATATCCAGCTCTTTATTGATGGCGGTTTTCTTAGCTGCGACTACCTTTCGATGATCGTCTACCGTTCGGCCCTCTAACAGTTCAGCCAATCGTCTTAAATCATCATGGCTATTAATTACACTAATATCATCGATATCACCGCACATCTCAAGCAATAATTTGCGACGATTTTGCCAAGAATACGTTTCATTAAAATACAATGGATTTGTGATTAATTTAAAGATACTTTCATCGATAAGAGTGTTTACAATTTCTTTATACTCTTTTTCTTTTTTAGGCACCCCATCGACAAAGTAATCTGTTGTATGACCTGTGAGAGTTATATCGCCACCACGAGGGGATGAATACTTTTCACGATACACACGTTTGAGTTCAACTGTGCCCCCTTCATCCAAAGTAAAGGTAGCTGTTACTTCATGATTGACTTTATGAATGGGTTCTCCGCCATCTAATGTTTTGATTTCAAAATCAGCTCTATCTAGGCTATCTTTGCCGAACAGCAACCAACAAACTGAATCGAATACGGTGGTTTTCCCGGTGGCATTATCACCACGGATTACAACATCGCCATTAAGATTTATGGTAAAGGATTTTAGCCCTTTAAAATTTAGTAATTCTAATTTTGTGAGTTTCATAGTGATCTCCTATACAACACTAGCGTCCACGTCGATGGTATGCGGTTCAATCTTTAATTGATTTGCCCATTGCATGACCGTCGAATTAATATGAGCATTCTTTTTAAGCATTTCATTAGCAAAGAGCTTAGCTTGTACTAAGTCAAATATTTGACGACCTTTCTTCTTACCCTTATTGGCCAATTCTAGGCATGCAACCGGCTTCATAGCATCATCAGTAACTAGCACTATTGCCGTAGTTCCTTTCATGACTCTATCCCGGTATGAGCCAACACAATTTTTTAACCGTTTACCAGCAGTCATTAAATCTGCTGCAGTTCTTGGGACCATAAAATGCATTCCGTTTACATCCGCTTGTAGTTGAGGAACCTCTGGAAGCATTACGTCGCCGTATTCTTGCTTATTGAAGATTCTGATAACTTCATCATGAAAGTTCTTCAGCTTGAATCGTTTTGCCCATAATACATCTTGGTATTTTGCATCGAGCTTTGTGTACATATCTACACAATCTTCGATATCACGAATGTCTTCGGATAACATCCAGCGCAATACAGCTGGCTCACCACATCGCTTAATTAGCTCCTGCCACATGTCCTTAGAACGAGGTGTATTTAACTTCATTGCTTTACGAAAATCGTTAGCGTTATGAAGCTTGCCTGTATATGGACATGCACTTTCATAGCTTCGTTGTAGTGTGAGGATAGTACGTCTACAATTTTCATCACTGAAAAGATTCAGAACATCAGACATATATACGCTTAATGGATCATTAACCATACACTTCCGCAAGGCTCTACTATTGGGAGCTTTATATGATTGTCTAAGTGCTTCTTGAAAGTTCATACCTTTTCTTGTAGCCGTCAATACATCGTCTTCAAAAGGAATATTTGTGTATCGATATAAGCTATAAGCATTAGTCCAATATACATATTGTCTCATTAAGCTAACAATGCTAGGCATATCCGGTGCCGATAATTTTAAAATCATATTAAGCAGCATCGTAAAATGATAGCCGTTGTCTTCAGTGGCACCAGGAGCAACATATACATCCTTAGTGCCATACCCATATGTTTCCTTTAATCGTTTTTCAAACATAGACCTTAATACTTTGAATGTTTTGTTTAAAAATTTTCTGTTAAAGTCTGTCATTGCGTATGAATCACCAAAGAATTTAAGTACAGGCATAATCTCATTTTCACGAATGTAATCAACAGTCAATTCATAACGGATTCTAAATCTATCAATGAAGATAGCCTTGCGTTTCTTAAAGTCGAATCGCAACGTTTCCGTACACATTCCGTGGTCGTTTTTTCTACCGTCAAAGAAAAGCTGTATGCCTTGGTATCTAATTTTTAAATCTAAGAAGTGTTTGTAATTAATAACCTCCACATAAGCGGTCACAGGATATACTTTCTCATCACTAATGGAATAGTAAATTTTATGATCACAAGGATTGGAAGATGTTTGGCAGTTTGGGCAGGTGTAGTATTTGGCACCGGTAACATATCCATTATGATATGAATATTTACGTTGCCAGCTACCCCCAAACGTAAACCCACAGTCGATATGGTGGACAGTTGTGTATTCTGCCCCATAAGGAGCCTCTAGAATTACGCTATCGAACATTTTGTGAATATAGGTACTGGATACAATCTCCACAGTGAATACCTCCTTTTAGTCGCCGAACATAGCGAATAAGTCCGCATCTTCTTCTGGCACAGGGGCAATCACTTCTTCAGCCTCTTCAACAACAGGTATAGGAGGCTCGCTTGATTTAGCCTTACGCTTACGTTTAGGTTTTTCTTCTTTAGGAGTGTCTTCAGATTTTTCTTTAGGTGTAGCTGCCTTAGGAGGCTCAACCACATCAAAGGCTTTTACAATGGCATTAGAGGCTTTCATAACGTTTTCTGTGTATGCGATACCTGCGTTGTATTCTTCCGTATTATCAGGATCAAGTTCAATTGCCTTATGTAATACATCTAACGACTTTTTACATATGTCAGCTTGCGCTTTGAATTGTTGCTTTGCCATATTATTCCTCCCCTGCCATTACTGTTTTTAAATCAGTGATGATATCATCAGTTAAAGCATCACTAGAAATTTTCCCTACGACGCCATGTTTTTTAAACACTGTAAGAACTTTACCAGCGCGAACCTTATCTGTGCCCATCCAATTACGAATTTCACCATAAAAGGCTTTTTTATCTACAGGTTCAGCAGTTACATCTAATGCTGCATCCTGTTCCGGTGTTTCTGTTGTAGTTGTTTCATCAGTCGGTGTTTCAACAGGAGCAGGTTCTGCTGCAGGTTCTTCTGCCTGTTCAACCTTTTCTTCCTTCTTAGTTTTTGTTGGCTTACCTTCAAAATCTGTCACAGGAACATCGCCTGCAGGCGCTGATACTTCATTTTCTAAGATTTTTACCTTACAACCTTCAGCTTCAAGTTGATTTATACCTTCTGCAATCTTTTTACTACTCTTTTCAATTGCTTTCTTGAATGCATCCTCGAGTTTATTTTCTGCTAGTTCAAGACTGTTGCCTGACGTTACTTTAACAATTGGCTTTTCCGACATACATTGGCCTTGACATTGATGATTTAATCGTTCGTTCCAATCTGCCACTTGCACTGCTAGATCGTCTAATGTATTGAATTTAATAGTTAAGATATTTTGATTTTCCATGATAGTTTCTCCTTTAAAATTTGAATAATAACTCGCCATCAACTAACGTTCCAGTTACCATCTTGGGGATGCCAAGTTCTTTAAGCTTTTTGATTACGCGACTACTTTTAGTAATATAAATAGTGTTTTGTTCAATTTGCTTTGCTGTTGGTTTAAAAACATGAGGTTCTGTTTTTAACGCAGGGGATACACAAATCGCTTTATTGTGAATGTCTATACCAACTCTAAAATATTCAGGACCCTTTAACTTTCTATAAGCAGCTAATGAAAGCTTGATATAACTATTAGTTACAGCAATTGCCACTGTATCTGCTGCATGATGCTTTCCTTTATTATCATCAAAAAAACTGAAGTCAAATGTATTTACAGTTGGCAATGATTTTTTAGATTTTATTTCAGGCATGTTAGCTCCTCTCAAAATTTAAATATTAGCTTTTTGGAACCACCTTCGATGATCACGTCCCCACTAATATTTTTAGTAATACCTAATTCTGTTAACTCTTTTAATACAACTCTCGCCCTTGAGATAATGATTTTAGATTTTTGTAAAGCAGCTTTAGGTGGATAAATAGCTGCTTCATTATTCTTTTCTAAAACAGGATATACATGAATTTCACGAGCTGATATATCAATTCCAACTCGCAAGCCTTCCGGTCTACCAATTGCGTTATACGCGTCTACACTTAATCCGCAAGCCGAGCCCCATACGTTAAATCGCACTTTAGGTGGCACACGCCCAGAGCGGCTAAAAAAATTAAAATCTATATTTTTATTAACAGTTGGCATGATTGCCTCCTTATGTGTTACAATTTAACTGGTTATTTTAGCTATGGACGTTACTAGTTGCACCTGGTAGCGTCCTTTTTCTTTGTTTTGCCCTCATTCGCAAATGAGCGGTATGGCAGTCTTTACATACTGTAACCACCTTCCCAATAGCGGTATTGTAAAGACTGTAGGTAATATTCGGGGTAAGTTTGTACCCACAGTGATAACATCGTTTTACCATTTCACTAACATCTCCCCTGTAATCCACCAGTAGAAAATACCTACTGCTAGATATAAGAAACACGATCCGACAATAAAGCCCTCTATAATATCAGCTAACTGTGGAGCCATAGCAGCACGTCTAAGCTCCCGTTTTTCTTTGTATGTCATCGCACTCATTGTGTTTTTCCCTCCTTACTCTCCTATTCTTGCCTGGCAACGTTTCGCAAGCCAAGCATTAAACGATTCAACGTGGATAAGGCGTTTGCCTCCGCGCTTACCGATTTTCATGGACGGAAAGTCAAAGTCTTGCGCCCATTCTCGGATTACTGTTTCCGGTACGCTGGCAAGTTCTGCAGCCTCCGCCACCGTAATGCACATCTTATTCATAACTACCTCCTCCAAGCGTATTCATAAATTGTTCATGTGTATTTTGCATATTTTTAAAGTTTAATTTGTATAATCACCTTAGAAAGGAGGTGATTATATGGGTAAAAATCAACATGTTGTTCCATCCAAAAGTGGCGGCTGGAATGTCAAAGGCGCTGGAAATTCTAAAGCAACCAAACACTTCGACACAAAGCAAGCTGCAATCGATTACGGAAGACAAACTAGTCGCAATCAAAAAAGTGAATTAGTAATCCACAATAAAGATGGCCGGATATCTCAAAAGGATAGCCACGGACATGATCCGCATCCACCAAAGGGCTAGTCATAATTAGGAGTTAGTACGGCGATATAGTTTGGCGAAGGCTCGACATCATCTTCAGTGATAACCGCAATTACTGTATCGTCGTCTTCCCTCTTTATAACAATCTTTGTGTATTGGTCTGTGTTTAAAATACTATCTGGTTTCATTTTTATTCTCCTTTCGAGATAATAAATGCTTTTAATATAATCCACCGTGAAAGGAGGTGGTTATTGTGGAAATGATAAATGTATCATCTTCAAATGTTTCCGCTATTGGGTATGAAGATGGCGTCATTCAAGTGCGGTTCAAAAATGGTTCCGTATACCAATACTTCGGCTGTAGTGAAGGTTTATTTCAATCTTTTTTGAATGCATCTTCAAAAGGGAGATTTATGCATCAGTATTTAGTCCATAAACCACAACATAAAATTAGATGACTAATCATCTATCGGCACGCCAATTTCGGTATTGCACACATTCACAAAAATGTCTGTCACCAATATCGTCGTATGAGGTGTGCCGTTTTTTCTTATCCATTTCACTAATGGTCTAGCTGCTAATGCTAGTTCTTTGTGTTCTTTCGGGATACACTCTTTCTCTATATTCATAGCTCCTCCTCTCTACTGCCACTAATGTTGTTAGTGGCTTTTACTTCTTTCACTTAATTTCTGATATAATTACCTCAAAAGGGAGGTATTAATTATGATTAATTACACTGATTTTTTCTTAGGCCTTTTTACGGCGTCGTTTGCATCTGCACTAGGTGCGTATCTTAATCATTTAACAAATGTTAGTAGACTGAAAAAAGAACGGGAAAAATACAATAAGGCGTTATTGCTTATGTTCATTCGATGCATTGATAATTGTGCAAGATTCATAATGACGACTGGCGTCTATTCTGCATTTTCAGAATGGGACTATTCTTTATGGCCAGAAATACGTGTTGAAATTGCCAAAGCATATCCTACAGAATTTATTAGATTCACACTCCTTATCGAAAAAATGTCTGTTGTAAAAGATCACTCGGACGTCGAATTTTTACGCGAAGAAGCTCAACGGCTTAAGGCTCACGTCCAGCAACTACAATAATCAAAATTCCTGTCAGCACGAGCCCTATAATATATCCGATAGCAAACTCCATATTTTCACCGCCTTTCAATAGCCACTAACGCTTGTTGGTGGCTATTACTTTTTTACCGTTGCGTTATCTTTCAAATACGCTATTACATCAGTCATAATGTTTTCCACATTTGTGATCGTTAATCCATGTGCTATTGCTATGGAAATCATTGCGTCTACTATGCTCTGGTGCGTTGCTTTTGTAATGAGTTTTACTATTTTCATGATTCCTCCTCTCCGTAACGGTTTAACCGTAATAAACTATAAAAAAATAATGTCATCATATGCCACATTAAATACGTCCTGTATCTTTTTAATATGTGGAACATCAGGATAAGAACGTTTTCGCTCCCAATTCCCCCATGTATCAACAGATACTCCTATCGCTTTAGCTGCGGCAAGTTGTGACCAATTTTTTGACGCCCTCAACATCTTTAACGTGTACTTCATGAGAACCTCCTTTCATTTTTTCACCACTTGTTTACAGTCATTATTCTACTACGGTTTTTTCGTAATGTCTATAAACAAAACTTAAATTCTCGTAAACTTTCCGTAAAATATTGATTTTATTACGAATTTATCGTAATATATAGGTGTATTAATTAATATGACGCGTTACAAAGAGGTTTTTATGAGCAGTTTAGGTAATAAGGCTATTATGGCTGAAAATATTCAACGACTAATGGACAGTCGCGGAATAGATCGCAATAAAATCTGTGCTGATTTAGGTCTAAAGTATACTACGTTTACCGATTGGGTAAAGGGAAATACATACCCTAGAATCGATAAAATTGAGTTATTGGCAAATTATTTCGGCGTGCCCAAGTCAGAATTAGTTGAAAAATATACAGACGGCTATTACACCGACCGCGAAGCAGCAGAGTTCGCTGAATACCTACGCACACGTCCAGGGGCTCGTATGCTCTTCTCTGCTGCTAAAGATATAAGTAAGGAGGATTTAGAAAAAGCTGTTGAATATATAGAATTACTCAAACTTAAACACAAATAAACTTTTTATGGGGGATGTTAGAGAGTGATTGTTAATATTATTGAGTGTGATATACCTAATGTAAAAGCTATTTCATCAACTG